GTTAAAGAAGAACCTAAGGAAGAAGTGAAGGAGGAACCTAAAGAAGAACCTAAAGAAGAACCTAAGGGAGAAGTGAAGGAGGAAGTGAAGGAGGAAGTGAAGGAGGAAGTGAAGGAGGAAGTGAAGGAGGAAGTGAAGGAGGAATTAGAGGAAGTGATATTAGATGAACCAAAGGAGGAACCTTTAGATGATATTTTACAGATAGAGGAGTTAAATCTTGATGACTTTGGTAATTATGAGGAGGTTTACGATGAACCGTTTGAAGTAAAGACAGAAGAAAACTCTATAGAAAATGAAACGTCTGAAGAACCAGATGAAAGTGATATCAAAACTATTTCTATATCCGATACAAATAATAATAAAAAAATAACAGAGATAGTTAATTTAAGTGATGTCGTAGTGAATAAAGAACCAACAAAGGAGGATGTTTTGGAAAAATATAAAAATAAAACGGATATTAAGTTTTTTTAATAAGTAAAATTAAAAAATAAAATATATTTTAATAAAATATTATGAAATATATGAATTTGGAATTTGCTTGTGCTCTCGTTACATCTCTAATTATTTCATTAGTTATGCATTATTTAAATCGCGATAAAAAGGAAGGGATTTCTATAAAAACACACCTTAAAACCTTTATGATAAATAGTATTATAATTGTAGCTCTTCTTTATCTAAAAAAAAAGGTTTTAGATAACATGTTTCCGGGTACTTCTGTTAGTGTAGAAAATATTACAGATAATGTGACACCTGAATATAATGATATTATTGTTGGAACACCTAATTTTTAATAATTGTATAATATAATGATGACTCTATCAAATAAAGATTTGGTTTATATAATAATACCATTTACTCTATATTTGATCTTATTTTTGTTTAAAAATGAAGAATCTATTGAATTCAATAAATTAAAGGAAGCTATAATGTTATTTGTTATAGTTATAGCATTTAACGTCCATCCGATGATATCTTTTTGTTTATATTTAATCTATCTTCTAAACAAACATATTAATATTTAAATATAGAATACTGACTTTTTATGTCCTTTTTGTTTACAATAAACTTTTTAAATAGGTTATGTTTTAATTGTTTAATAGGAACTGCATTTTTTATATCCTTTGCGATTTTTTTATATAAATCAAAATCGTCTTCTTCATTTATAATAAATTGGTTGTGTTTATCTGTCATCCATATTTTTAGTAGGTTGAATACTTTAGTATTAGGTTTAAAGTGTTCTATAATAGTTGTGGCTAATCTGGAAAGATCAAAACTCTTATTAGGTTTAATTTTACAATCTTTCAAAGAGTTATTTATAGGGTAATCGTATTGTCCTTCTGCATCACCATTTTCATCAAATGTGCTACTAAAGTATAGTGTTTTGTTGTGTGTAAATGTGGCTCTACCAAAATCGATAATTTTTGTAATTTTACCATATGTCGGAACTTTATAAAAAACATTATCTATTTCGAAGTACAAGAATGTGGTTTCAGTAGTTGAAAACATTATATTACTAGAATGTAGGTCATTATGTACAAAATGGAAATTTTTTTGAGCCACAGCAAGACCAAAACAGATCTGAAATAAAATAGAACTCCATTCTCTGTCACTTAATTTTGTTTCATCTAATAAATCATCTAATGTAAGGTCTAGTTTTTCCATAAATATTAATTGTGTGGGGTAGTCTTTAACATTAATATATTTAAATGTGTCGTCGTCTTCTTCTTCAAGTTCTGAGAAATTTTCTAATTCATCTATATCCATAACATCCATATTGTTAATAAATGAACCAGGTAAGTCTTCCAAACTTTTTAATAGTTCTAGTTTATCTTGTGTATCTTGGTAGGTATTATCAATATCTAATATATCAATATCAAGTTCGTTCTCAATTATTTCTAACTCTTCACCTTGTTCATTATCAGAATCGATATCAATAGCAACAGATTCAATGTTGAATTTTTTGTTAATATTATTACTAAATGATTTATTATATTTAATATCATCATAATCTTCAGTAATGTCAAATTTAAGATTATTAGACAAACAATTATAGGTACCATAGAATAATGGGAATGTAGGACATCTTCTAGTTTCTGTTAATTTACTTCCAAGATATGTAAAAAAGGCATCAATATATGCTTCATTATTATAGTTATTAATATAATCAGATGTAATACATGATGTAATATTAGGGAGAATTTTAGGAGTTAAACTATAATGATTCATACTATATCCTAAAACATCAACTATAGGATTTTTTTTAATAAAAATATCCTTTTCTACTTCTTTTTTTGCAAATCTATCATAAATATTAGATTTATAGAACGTTTTTATATAATGAGATTGTTTTTGTGTATAGAGTTCGGTATTATTTTCACTAAGTTCTTTTATAATAAATCTTGATTTTAAAATTAAATTAGAATTGTCTTCATAATCGAAATTAGAATCATCAATATAATTATCTATTATAGGGAAATAGTGTTGTATATCACTAACCTTCAGTTGTTTTTCAATATTTTTTTTAGTAGAATCAAAATCTTTATTATCATAAAGTATATTATTATTCATTTAAGATTGTGGTATATTTTTGTTTATTTATAATTACGCGTTGCTTGTTAAAAAAACAAAATAAAATTATACAAATATACTAATGAATTTAGAATTAAAAAAATTCGATATTTCTACAATAAAACCAGACAAAGTTTGTGTGTTTATAGGAAAGCGAGAGACTGGTAAAAGTTTTTTAGTGAAAGACCTGTTATATTTTCATAAAAAGGTCCCTATAGGGACTGTTATTTCTGGGACTGAAGGTGCGAATCAATTCTATGGGAAAATGGTTCCTAGTTTATTTATTCATGATGAATATACACCAGCTGTTGTAGCAAATGCTGTAAAAAGGCAAAAATTAGTAGTAAAGAAAAAAATGAAAGAGGAACATTTGTATGGTAAAAGTAATATAAATCCATCCGCTTTTTTAATTTTAGATGATTGTTTATATGATAATTCTTGGGTAAAGGATGTAAATATTCGTTCATTATTTATGAATGGGAGACATTATAAGATGTTATTTATAATTACGATGCAGTATGCTTTAGGTATACCTCCGAATCTAAGAACAAATATTGATTACGTATTTATTCTAAGAGAAAATTATGTATCAAACCGAAAAAAATTATATGAACATTATGCTGGTATGTTTCCAACGTTTGAAATATTCTGTCAGGTTATGGACCAGTGTACAGAAGATTTTAATTGTTTAGTAATTAATAATAATGCGAAAAGTAATAAACTAGAAGAACAGGTTTTCTGGTATAAGGCAAATCCTCATGCTGATTTTAAAATAGGGGCACCTGAATTTTGGAAACACCACTCTAATAATTTTAACAGTGGTTACGATTCAGAAGAAGAACAAGAACCTTTTGATTTAGCTTATTCCCAACAAAAAAAAAGAAAGGGAGGTCCTACTGTAAATGTTAAAAAAACTACATTTTAGATTAATAGTTTACTTTCAAATATATCGCTAAAGGAATTTTCAAGATCTAATTGATTAAATTGTGAATCATAAATCTCTCTTGGAACAAATCTATATTCTATGTCAAAATTATTCTTTTGTCTTTTAGATTCTATTTTAAGTTCCATATATCCTATTACAATACAGACTATAGATAATGTCAATAAAACAAGTGTTAATGATTTCATATTATATTATAGATATAAATTTATATAGATTAAATCACATTGAATAGTTATAATCAATATTCTAACCCACTACAATGTTAGAATTGGGTTCAACTATTGAACTATTACTATTATTGTTAGTGAGTCTGCGTTCTAAAGCAATACGGTCTCGTTGTTCACGACTAGTTTCATATTTACGTATATTTTTTATACTTTCATTTTTAATTTTATAAGTATCAAATTGCATATCTATTATATCAGTATCAATTGGTCTGTATTTAATCCGTTTATAAGGTTTAATGTTATCTAATTTTTTATTATAAAAAATAAAAATAGGTAACATAATAATTATTAAAAATAAAAGCGAAGCTAAACTTCTCATATAAATTCATACTATATTTTATATTGTGGTATACATATATTTTATAGCTTACTTAGAACCATCGGCATCATCACCTTCACCACCTTCAGTGGATTCAACTGCCTCCTGGTTTTTGCGCTCCATCCACGGGTCATTGCTCTCAATGTGTTCCTCAATAGTAGCCATGTTCTTCTTGTTCTCCTCCTCCTGCTTAGTCATCTCCTTTTCTGCCTGAATACGCTCCTTCATAGCATCCTCCTTGCGCTCACGCTTCTGGTCCTCATAGAACATATCCTTGTTCACCTCGTTCTTTTTGTACTCCTTCATTAGGTTGTTGAGCTCATCCTCAAGATACTCCTCACTCTGGACACGGTCTGCACATGGATCCCACGGAAGCCACTGACCCACAGAACCAACAAACACGTGGAATGTGCGATCGCGCTTCTGTAGTTGTTTAGCCTTAATCTCAGCCTCCTTTTGTGTCTCATAGACACCACGGATCTTCACGCCACGAACACTCGTTCGGTATTCATTCTTTTCGCTGAACTCCTTCTCAAGTTCATCATGGAATTTGTAGGTAAAATCCTCGAAACGACCCTTGAACTGGTCATACGTGTACTGAAGTTCAAGTCGGAGTTTCTCCTTTAGTTCCTTGTTAATTTTAGTCTTAAGCTCATCGCCTGCGTTTTTAGTAATTTTATCAATCGACTGCTCGAGTTCACCAAACCGTTGTGTCATATAACGGTGGAACATGTAAACCTCTTTGCTCTTCATGACCTCTTCAGGTGAGAGGAAAGAGAGACACACAAAGTTTTGTCCGGGAATGTTGTTATCGCCTTCAAGAAATGTTTCATTATCGTCTGACATAATAGTATTCTAAAGAATTATTTGTTTAAATAGAAATTGAAAAAAATATATTTATTAATATTAATGACTTTTAAACTTGTTAATCCAAGAGAGCTAATTAGAAAGGTTTTAAAAATTTCATTTCTTTTCCTAATAAACTATCTTTTACTTAATACGCTAGATATTTCACAATCTAATAAAATTAAAATTATTACGGTAAATATTATAATGTTTAGTATAATAGATATTTTGTTCCCATCGATAAATATTAATGATAAAAATAATTAAATACTTGAAATATATTCCCACTTTAGATAATTACATATATCTTTCCAAATAATATCTTGTTGGTGTAATTTCTCTCTACTTTTTAGTAATAGAAAACTTTTCTCAAATTCATGTAAACCTAATAATTCAACGAATTTGTGCAATACATACGAATACGACAAAAAATTCTTCCTATTTTTAGGACAGAATTTATGGAATGGAATCTGAATTTCTTTAAACATGCGTCTAAGTTCTTCCTCTGTTTCAACAGACATAACCGGAGGGGTCTTCCCATTTAGTTTATTTAAAATATGAGGTATATGTTCATAATACTTATTTTTTCCAATCTTTTTAAGAATATATCTTAACTTTCCTGGTTTTAATAGATTAATATCAAGTCTTTCCTTTTTTATTTCTAATAATATTTTTTCATAAATATCCTTAGGGATATCTGTCGTTTCTTTAGCTTGGAATTGTTCTAGCCATTCATTAAAGTGATTAA